ACTCCTGGTAAGCAACAAGGGCATCATTACGCTTTTCAACGGATCCGAGTGTAAACCCAGTTCCAATGTCGACTGTTGCTTCGTAGTTGATGACTATCTCCAACATTATATAGGTAGAGGTAACCTGTCCTTGAATAGCGAGAAGAACACCTTCAGTATAGTTGATATCAGCGCTCGCAGTCGCGGTTGAGACTGGGGCTGTAAATGTATCATCATCGTCGTTCTGCATGGGCAATATATAAGAGCCCGCCTCAATGGGAGTTGTTATTGCTCCTGGAGAGTTACGCAAGTCGGTTAAGTCATGGGCGACACCATCCATTATTCTACCATCATTTGGGACAGGAATTATGGTAAGTGAACCGCCAGTGACCGTATCAACATAGATCGGCCACCACTTTACTCCCGCGCTTACAACTCTTAATTGATCAATGTTGGAAGGAAATGAACCTAACGACAGATTATAGTTTGTGGTTGCAGGAAAATCAGTGGTAGCTGGAGCTGAGGCAAACCCTGCCAGGTTGGATGCACTACCACGAATCAACGTGTAGATTACCCCACCGGCCTGGGTGGCCTGGGCTCCGAGAAACTTTTGCTGGAAAGCGACCGTTGCCGATCGAGCGCCGTAAGGGCTCTTTGAACCAACTGCCATAACGCAGAAGGGATCAGTAAACGAACACATTTTCTCAACAGCAAGAGGATTGATCTTGAGCGAAGGTTGCTTAACGACCTTGCTGGTATTGTTCTTATTTTGGGTCTTGGCCTTTCGGCTTTTAACTTGTTTTCTCGTTCTTCTTTTCGCCATTTTGTCAGCCGGATGAGGGACTGACGTGGTCGACGAAACCACTAGTTTAACGTCGTTTCGGACGGCAAACTGAGCATTACTGCTCAGGAAGATCACATAAGTCAATAAAGTGTTTAACTTGACTGTATTCCTTATTGTGCCTAAGCTCATATAGGAATTGATAGGCGTCAGGTTTCTTAATCGACTTTGATGTCAAGATTTTGTACACAGACTTCGGCCAGGAGGTTAAAAACGCTCCACTGGTAGAGTATTCGTGTGAACAAAACTGGAAATTGTCCGTTCTTTCAACCACGTCGCGTAGTTTGAAACCAGCATTGGTTGCTGCCTTCTTATACGCGTCGAGGGAGACTGAACCCCAAGAAATCGCATCATCTCCATTGGCCGTCGTGAACTTTGATGGCTCACCCGATGCCGAAATATAGAAATAATCAGTATAGATGTCTCTTAACGTTGTGTTTCTTCTGCTGGTGTCGCGGGAACCAGTATTGAGCATTCCGAGTTGGATCTTGGTATAGATCGACTGTCCCAGTATGACACAGGACTTAGAGCATTGACAACACCATCTTCGATTGGCGATGTTCCAACGTACGAGCCCATAAGGGCTTTCGTGACTTAATTCATCG